GATATGGAAAGTAAGGTAGCAGCGTATAAGGAGAGAGGGGTGTGCCACTTTGCAGCGGATTCCCTTACTGGGTTACAATGGTATGTTTTACACGGAGAGGTCAACCTTGCAGGACATACAGGGAAAGGAACCAGCCAATATACTTATGGGTTGGCTATTGAGAAGATCAGAGAGATTGTAGATGTCTGCTGTCACATCCCTTTTGATTTCATCCTTACTACCCATGTTGAGTCAGAGAAGGATGAGATTGTTGGGAAGATTCAGGAGACCATCTTACTCTATGGGAAGAAACTTCCTGGGATCGTATTAAGTATGATCGATGACATCTACTATGTTTCAGTGTCAACGATGACAGGGAAGAAGGAATATTGGTTTGAGACTTCTCCGCAGATGTTCTTGAAGATCATCAGGCAGAGATCGTTTGATGACCTGCCAATCAAGATCAAACCAAACTTTGCAGAGATTTACAGAGGTCAAATGTCCTGTGAGTGAAGGGAGGTGAGGAAGGATGAAGAGAACAGAAGCCTTAGAATATTGGCAGAAGCTCCTTGAAGGCTATCAGGATGCAATCGAGGAGGAGGAGAAGAAGTTGGAGAGCTTAAGGAAGGAAGAGAGACACATCAAAGGGGAGATGGAGAAGCTGAGATGAGAAAGGAGGTGACCTTGTGAGTGAGTTTGAGTGCAGCAATGGACACTTCCCAGCACCCTCAACCATTGTAAGAAACAAATGTCCCTGTGGTGCTCCCATCATCAGAATGGATGGGAAATCATCAGGGCAGTTGAGGGCTGAGGAGAAAGATGAGTTTGAAAAATCTGAAAGAGAAAAGGAGGAAAGAGAATATGTGCCCAATAGACATCGGAATAGGGTTTGAAGATTTGGAGAAGTTAGCAAGGCCACCGTTGGTTCCTGATGGAACCTATGAAACGGTGATTGATAAGGTTGATGATTCACCTGTCCAACAGTCAGGAAGACCTCAGTGGAAATTTACCTTAAGGATCATAAACAGACCTGACCTTGAAGTAAAGGGGAATCGCAATCTGTTCGTATATGCACAACTACCGTGGATTGATCCTGATACCAAACAGTGGGATTATACAGCCACATTCACCATCGTCAATATAATCAGTGGAACGGGGATGCAGATCCAAGGAACACAGCTTCCTGATAAGGAGGTATTTCAGGGGAGACCATTGGTGGTAAAGGTTGATCAGGTAACCCGAAAGGGAACAGAGAATGATCCTGAACCCATCAAGGACAATCGTGTCAGAATTATTACAAAGAAGAGAGGTGGAGGAGGAATGGTCAGCTAAGGTCGAAGTTCGACCTATACTCAGTATAAATTACTGTCTCGTGTGGTGTTCTGGTGAAAACACTTGAGGCAACGAGACTATGGAGAGCTGCATCAGGACTACTGCCATAGCAAAGAAGGTTCGAATCCTTCAACGAGACAGCCTTAACTTGAGAGAGATTAACAGAGAGACCACTTTAACTTTCAACGTAACTTCAGCATTTAAAGGAGGAACTAACTCTATGAAAGACGAACAGATCGTTGCCAAGAGTAAGGGGCAACCAGATCAGAAAGGAACATGCAAGCAAGCAGACACCTGGGCAGATTGCCAGAAACTCGCTGGGGGAGAGAAGGAGGCTCTTGCAGTTTTCAATGCCCAGTGGAAGACAAATGCAATCAATAAGTTGAGAAAACCTGCTACAGGTGCTCTGTCAATTGGAAAGATGATCATCGCTGCAAAGGCTACTGGGAAGCTCACGCCAGAACTGCAAGCAAGACTCGCAGAGACTCTCAAGAAGGCTGGTGTAGAGATTCCAGAAGGCATTCTGTAAACAATTTAGCTCTCTCTGTTGGTCTCTCAATTTTATTATAAAGGAGGTTGAGATGAAAATTGATTCCATTACGCCTGGCTGTGTTATTCTCCATCCAGAGACCATTGAGGAAACTGGGGTAATGCAATGGTTATCTGTAAGGTTTTTAGGACAGCATGTTTCCCTTGATTTTGTAACACACTATATTGGAGATGGTAAAACTCTATACCCAGCTTTTTGGATTCGGAAAGAAGGATAAGATGGGTGATGCCAGAAGAAGAAAAATTTGGGATGAAGCAGTTGCTCTAACAATAGCAGATTGGAAGGAGGTTAATCCTATAATGGAACTTAAAATAATCTTCATCGGTGGTCTTATCCTTATTGGGCAGTATGAAGATGAGATTTTACAGAAACCAAGAGTTGTAATTTCAGGTCAAGATTCTCAGGGGAGAGAAGTGATGGGGCTTAAAGCTCTCGTAGGAACCCCTGATAAGATTGAGCAGCTCAACCCTGCTTTAAGACATCTAATGTATGATGTAAAAGATGAAAGTCTTATCAACCTTTACATCCAAGCTACAACAGGGATAGTTCCTGCAAGGGATCTCAGTAATGTGAGACCAATTAAAGGTGGGAATAATCCAGGAGGGGTAGTAGCATGAAAGTCTATATTACTGGTCCTTACACAAAAGGGGATGTTGCCTGTAATGTCAAGAGGGTGATTGAAGTTGCAGATAAAATCGCCAACCTTGGGCATATTCCATTCGTTCCACATCTCTTTCATTTCTGGCATCTTTTTCATCATCATCCAAAAGAGTTCTGGATGAAGATGGATCTTAAATGGCTTAGCTGTTGTGATGTTTTATTTCTCTTAGCTGGTGAAAGTGAGGGAGCAATCACAGAGTGTAAATTTGCTTTGGAGAATGGAATCGAGATTGTAACATCAATTGAGGCATTAAAATTTATTAGTAGGATAGGAGGGTAAGATGAGTGAAGAACAAACACCAAAGAAAACTGAATTAAGTTATCATCTTCTTATCTGGATTATTTGTATTTTTATTTCTGGTGTCTCTGCTGGCTTCGTTGGTGGCATTACTATTGGAAAGCAGAAACAGATGATTACAGAAACCATTGACACCCACATCAATCTCATCATGCCAAAGAATGAGAAAGAGTTAAGAAAACAAACCCTCTTTAATGCCTGCCAGCAAACTATGATCAATGAGATTGCTAAGTGGGAGCTCTTTAAGCAAACCACTCCTCCTCAAACACCTCCAGCAAAGGTTGAACCTAAAGGAGGGGCCAAGCGTGACAGACAAAATTAAGATCTCAGACATCATCATCGACCCAGATCGCAGACGAAAGACCTTTGATGAGAAGAAACATCAAGAGTTGATTAATTCGATTAAAGAGGTTGGTCTCATTGAACCATTAATTCTTGAAAAGAGAGATGATGGAATATATCTTCTTGTTGGTGAAAGACGACTTCGAGCACTCAAAGAGATTGGTAAAGAAGAATTAACTGAGAAAGAGTATATTCTCAAAGAAAACCTTGATCTTTGGCAGAGACTTGCTATTGAGATCTATGAGAACATCCACAGAGAAGACTTAACCTGGCAGGAAAAGGTTGAAGGAGAGCTTCAACTTCATGAACTCTATCAAGAAAAATTCGGAACGACAAGAGAGCGAATTGGTAACATCACATGGACAGGGAAGAAGTCTGGAGGATGGAGGACACAGGATACTGCTGAACTCCTTGGTGAGGGGCTTGGGACGATCAGAGAGCATCTCCAACTTGCAAAGGCTCTCAGACTCGACCCAGAGTTGGGAAAGAAAGAGACGAAGGAAGCTGCAATAAGAGCAATGAAGGTTGGGTTTGAGTTGGGGTTTATGAGGGACATTGCAGGGATATTTGCTGAGGCAAGGTTGGAAAGTGGGGAGGAACCTATTCAGATCATTAAAGGAGACTCCCTCATTGAACTGCCAAAGTTTCCAGATGAGAGTTTCAACTTCTGCATCACCGACCCTCCTTATGGGATTGGGATTCATGATATGCAGGAGACCTTCCCAAACAGAGGGGAGGTTAGGCAGGGGATGGAATTTAATGATGAGAAGAAGGTATTGGAGAATGTAATCAAACCAGTTATGAGGGAGGTGTATAGGGTGTTGGTACAGGGATCACACTGCTATGTTTTCTTTGCCATTGCTCGTTATACTGAGGTGAGAGCATTGTTAGAAGAAGTTGGGTTCTGGGTATGCCCAACTCCCCTCCTATGGATCAAGAACAATGCTCTCAACCTTAGACCTCACATCTCCTATCCTGTCAATTATGAGCCAATCTTTTATTGTAGTAAGGGGTATCCACCTCGTCCCCTTTCTACCATTCAGGCACTCTCAACGTTTGAGCATCCAATCCTTTCAGGGCAGACAAAGGTTCATCCAACAGAGAAGCCTCTTACCATCATTAAGAAACTGATTGAGAATTGCTCACAAGTGAAGGAGAGAGGGATTGATCCCTTTCTTGGGGGAGGGACTTTCACCCTTGCCTGTAAACAATTAGACAGGTTGGCAGTTGGGGTAGAGATTGATGATGTATGGTGGTTGGAGAGTAAGAAGAAACTTGAGGGGGGGATGATGGCAAGGATCAATCAAATATTTGGTTAGATTAAATAAAGGAAAGGAGGTGAATCCAGATGAAAATTTCATATCATTGCGTTTGTGGAGCAACTCTCAATGTTGAAGGTGATCCATTTGCGGAATCAACTGACAAAGTCGTTGTCTTAGTTGATGAATTTAAACAACAGCACGCTCAATGTCTCTCTAAGACTTGGGAAGAACGAGACTTCTATCGAAATCGACCTATCACAGGTGTTGCAGGGGAAGCGATAGAAGAATGAACTCCTACTATCGATTCTGCTTTATGGAATGGTCTTGCTGTGGTCTAATCTGGCAACTCCAAATGTGGAGGGGACAGCCAGGGAGAAGAGATTGGGCTCCAAGTTGCCCTCTCTGTGAGGAGGAAGGGAAAAGTTTTAATCAAATTTATGGAGGTAGAAAATGACAGGCACCGACTTAGAAGCACGAAAACAGAGACTGGAAAAGTAAGCCTTACAACGCTTGAACTACGCAGCGGCGAAAGGAGTTGATATGCTAAACAGAGACGAAGAAGTTGAAAGGATTTTCTTGAGTGATTTGTTAGACGGAGGATTTATGTTATTTTACTCTTTTATTTGGCAAGCTCAAACTTCAACAGAAGGTGTCTATATTTTTCATAGAAATAAATGCGAAGTTATTGGGCACAAAGAAATTTGTTGGGATTTTTGTTATTCCGTCTAACCATTGATTAACAAACCATTTTGCCCTGATAAGGGGATATTCAGGCGATGGGATTTATCTTGAGTGATTGGTTATATTTCTACTTCAGGAGGATGAAATGGATTTAGAGTATGAATTATCAAATATCATTGATTCATCGTGGCATTATAGTTGGCATTGGCCCAGAGATCAATATGGATATCTTACCTTAGATGGCTGGAGAAAGGCTTTAATTGATGGCAATGGATTACTTGCCCATTTTGAACAAAGAATAGCAGAACTCAAAAAGATTCTTCCATTAATCGAGGAGGAAATTAAAAAGAGAGCAAATTGGGAAGCGGAAATATAACGACTGAACTAAGCCGCCGTCTACTGTGGATGGAATAGCAACTGACTATCCACGGTCGGCTTGAGTAATTTGTTATGCGAAGGAGGTGATAGCATGAATTATCAAGAATTGTGTGAAAAAATAGATTCACCAACGCTTCAAAGAGATCTCCAGTATTTTGAACAAACAGGGGAATATCCAGGTGGATACAATGCCGAAGAAAGGGCATTGATGGAAGAATATCTTTTCGCATAACAAGAGATATACGGATTCAGGCGGTGAAATGAAAGATTTATTTGGTCACGATAAAGTCGAAGAAGCGATTAAACTTACTAAAGTGGTTTACGACATAAGGGCGAGAGATGGAATGTGGTGTAAACTGCCATATCCTGGTCATCCGAAGGGTTGTCCAAACTTTCCGGCCTGCCCTGCAACATATTTCGATTTTCTTGATAGCTCTAAAGTGTGGACTCATTGGTATGCAGTAATCGAAGAATTTGATTTGGTCGGTCATAAAAAAAAGATGAAACAACTCCATCCACTATGGACAGATCGGCAATGCAGAAATCCTTTATATTGGCAGAACGGAGTAAGGAGTAAACTTAATAAAAAAGCTCTTGCCGTTTATAAGCATGGAGATACAATTTTGGAGATCCCTGAAGCCTGTGGGATCAATGTCTTTGAAACGATGGCAAAAGTCGGAATCAATATTGAAAGGTATCCCGATATAGTTCGTAAAATTATGCTGATTGGAAAAACAAGTACGGGGGGAAGGATTAAATATGAGGGTAACTTGTGATTATGATGAACATGCTGATGTGCTTTATTTAACATTTGATAAGGCGGAGCCTGCGATTTGCTATGAAAAGAATATTCCGGTTTTGATCCGTTATAATCCTGCAACAGACAGGATTTCAGGAATAACAATTTTAAATTTGAAAAATATCAAACCATAATAGAGGGATGACATCGACCGGATTTCCCTCTATCGCCTAAAAGGAGGATTGAGATGACAGACCAAGAGAGATGGGAAAAAGAAGCAAGAAAGGTTTTTGTAACAGATCGCAAGACTCCTGAAGAGAGCTGTTATTGGGGGCCGTTTCTAAATGGTTATGTTGCTGGATGTCTAAAGAGGCAGGAGGAAATTAAGGAATGTTGGTATTGCAAGAATAATTTCCCGCTTCAATATTATTCTGGCTATGGATGGTTTCACTATCTTCCAGACGGCGGACCTGATATAAAATGCACAAATCCAGAAATAAAACAAAGACCAAATCCTGAAGATGAGGAGGCAAAATGAGCAAGATCAAGGGAGTGAAGAATGAGTTTGAGGAATTGTGGGACCATGAACACCCGTCAGGAGTGCATCCTGAAGGTTGCCTTTGTCAAGCTTGTGAGTGGGAAAATGAGGAAAAGCCAGAAGCAAAACGTTGGTATCTCCAAGGCCGTCGAAAGGGGCAGGAGGAAATCGAGAGGTTGAATGAAGAGCTGAAAGAATTGAGAGAGTTAAAGCAAGCCCTTGAACATTATGGAGAACTGAAATATGTTGGAGGAAAGTTAAAATGAAAGAGATTGAGGAGATTAAGAAGAGATTGGGTAAGGGAGAACTTTGGGCGGATGAGCATATTCAAATACTTCTTTTCTCTCTCGAAACTAAGGATAAGGAGATTGAGAAATTAAAGCAGGCCCTGGAAAGTGTGGTGAATAGCAATAAAGCGACAGAGATGCAAAACATCGCCATTAAAGCATTGGAGGGAAAATGAAAGAGATTGAGGAGAAAAAATTAAAGCCTTGTCCTTTTTGTGGAGCCGAAGCATTCTTTTGGATTATAATGGAAAATATATGGAAAGTATCATGTTCAAAGGATTGTGTTACGATGCCTCCACGTTTTGATATGGGGTTCTCTTCAGAAGATGAAGCAATGAAACATTGGAATAATCAAATACTTCTCTCTTCTCTCCAAGGGACTCAAATTTATATTGAACAACTACGGGGAGCCTTGGGATATTCTATTCCTGATCATATCAGAGAAAATCCAGAAATTAAAAATGGGATAGCTGAAGCCTTATATCAACAGCTCGAAACCACTCAGTCAGAATTGAAACTGGCAGATCAATTAAGGACGATTCGGGATGAGGAATTTGAGGAGCTGAAGGTTGAGAATGATAGACTGAATAGAGTTTATAATCTTGAATTAGACCGAGCGAATAAGGTAGAGAATCAGCATTTCCAAACTCTTCTCAAATTAGAAAATGAGAAGGAGAGAGCTGATAAGACTGAGGAGAGGGTGAAAGGGTTGAATGAAATCATAACCATACAGAATGATCTTATCATAAAATTAGTGAAAAAACTCGATGAAATCAAGACCGATCCTTCCAACCGAACATTCACCCAATATATATATTTCAGATCAACCTAACCAACTTCAACCATTTGTTCAATTATTTTTAAGATGTCCTCATTGTGGACAACATATGGAATTAAAATGTTTTAAGATAGAAACAATAGGGGATAAAAAGATAATATAATAACCTTTCAATCCTAATTGCAAGACGGGAGAGAGGAAAGGAGGAAAGATGAATCTCGTTCTTAGAGTTGAGCTTACAAAAAGTGAAAGAGAAGAACTTGATAAATATTTACTAGTTGGAAACTATCCCTTTGGGCAAATCTCCCACATCCTACGATGTGCAGTAAGGAATTTCATCAAAGAGGGAAAAGAGAAAGAGTTGATAAAAGAATCAACAAACAAGGAACTAAACCACGAGAAGTCAAAGAGACAGAGATCTACGAGTAAAAGAAACTCTTGATGATCAAGGAAATATAAAAAAGATAACAATAATAATCGTTAAACGCTTACGATCAAAGCACCCAACTCCTGTATCAGGTAGTTACTTTCATATAAGGTGCAAAGCAAACTATGATAGACAATATAAGAGTTGTAAAAGGATGCGGGCCACAGCGACCTAAGTTGATCCTTATTGGGGAAGCACCTGGAGAGGAAGAGGCGAATCAAGGCATCCCATTTGTTGGTCCCTCAGGTCACATCCAAGATGGAATTCTCTCTTCAGCAGGTTTACTAAGACAGAATTGTTTTCTCGATAATGTTATCCCAATCAGACCTCCTTTCAATAAGTTGGAGAGATTGTCTGAGCTGGGAGCAACAGTTGAGATGTTTATCCCCAACCTCTCTCGTACCCTTCAAGAGATTGATTGCCCAGTCATCGTTGCTTATGGTGATGTCGCGATGTGGTATCTGACAGGGATGGGAGAGGTAAGTAAGAAGGGAGAGATCTCAGGAGTGTCTAAACACAGAGGCTCCATCTATCCCTGCATTCTCGATCCACGCAAACTGGTTGTCCCAACCTTTCATCCCAGGTTTGTGATCGAGAATTGGAAGATGAGAGGGGTAGTCGTGGAAGATATTAAGAAGGCGATAAGGGTTGGGAAAGGAGGAAGGAAGGATGTCAGGTTCAATACTATTATTAGACCAACTTTACAAGAGGTTGAGGAAAAGATCCAAATCCTATCACGATGTAATATGATCTCCCTCGACATCGAGGTGGTTGGAAGTGGACAGATTGCTTGTGTTGGAGTTGGTTCGGTTGGCTCTGATGTGGATGAGAGATGGTCTATCTGCATCCCTTTCAAATTTGGATACAACAATTATTGGTCAGAGCAAGAAGAGTTCTACATCTGGGAACTCCTCCGACAACTTCTTAGAGGTGACCAACTTAAGATCGGCCAAAACCTAAACTACGATTTCACCAAACTTCTCCCTTTTATTGGAGAACCATCTCCACCATGGTATGATCTCATGGTTGCCTACCACCTGTTAGAGCCTGAACTCCCTCACACCCTTGCTTTTATGACCTCGATCTATACAGATGTCAATTACTATAAGGATGATCCCAAAGACGAAGAGAAAAGTTGGAAGTACACCACATCAAGTGAGCGACTCTGGGAATATAATGGCAAGGATGTAGAAATTCCTCTCATCCTTGAACCAATCCTAACGAAAGAGTTAAAAGAGATGGGAATGCTCTCTCGCTTTTATGGGTTTGACATGCCAAAGATGAGGGTGATGTGGAGGGTACAGCAAAGAGGGATTCTTGTAGATGATGAGAAGAGAGTAGAGTTATTGGTAAGGGAAGTAGGGGAGGTTAAAACCTTAAAAGCACAACTTAAATCCTATGTTGGCTATGATCTAAATCCACTCTCCAACAAGCAAATGATCAAATTTCTTTATCAAGATTTAAAACTTCCTGTTTATCACAATAGAAAGACCAAAAAACCAACCGCAGATGAAGAGACACTGAACAAACTCATTGCAAGATACCCTCGACCAGAATTATATTTAGCCTTAGATATCAGGGGTAAGGTTAAACGCATGGGAACCTATCTCGCTTCAAAAGATTCTGATGGTGAATATACACTACCAAAGGCAGATCCTGATGGGAGGATCAGAAGTAGATATAATGTCTGTGGAACAGATACAGATAGGAGTTCAGCCAGCAAAACTTATGATAACACAGGACTTGATCTTCAAAATATCCCAGAAGACCTTCGAGAGATGTTTCTTGCAGGGGAAGGAAAGGTTTTACTCGTTTTAGATTTATGGCAGGCTGAGATTTATGTTGCGGCTGTACTCTCTAACTGTACAGCTTTATTGGATAAGCTGAGAAAAGGTGAAAAAGTTCACAAGATGGTTGCAAGTTGGATATTTAATAAATCAGAATCTGAGATTGATAATAATAACAAACCTGGAGGAGAATATTATACAGGTAAAAGAGTAACTCATGCTAAGACTAATGGATTGCAGCCAGCAATGCTTGCTGTAATGACCAAAAAGTCAATCAAAGAGGCAGAAGAGTTACTTAGAAGATATGATATGTTTGCCCCAGAGATGGAGATGTGGCATCAACAGATTGTTGAGGAGCTGCAAAGAACTCGAATCCTTATCGATCCTTTTGGAGGAAAGAGATTGTTCCGATCTTATAGAGGGATGAAAGATACTGAGACACCAAAGAAAGCATTTGCACATCTTCCCCAAAGGACAATTGCAACATACAATCATTTGGCAATTATCAAATTAGAATACCTTCTTCCTAAAGGATGTGAGATTATTCAGGAAGGATTTGATTCAATGATCATAGAGGTAAAAGAAGAATCACTTAAAGAGATTGAACCTTTGGTAAAATTAGCTTTTGACAAAGAATTGATATGGAAGGGAGAGAGGTTTAAGATCCCAGTAAAGGAGGCAGGAAGGGGGAAGAGATGGCAAAAATAAGTATGATAGATCTGGATGTTTTAGAAGATATGTTGTTAAAACTTTTTTATCGCCAAAAAGCTGCTTATCTTATGGGAGGTCCAGGTAGAGTTGCTACTGGAGTTTTTGTTGCAACAATACAAGCTTTAATAGATTTAAAGAGACTTCAGGAAGGAGGTGGAAGAAGTAAGGGTAAAACTTAAAGGAAATATAATATTACATACACATCCTATCATGGAAAGAAAACTCAAAGTCCCAGATGGTCATGTTATTATAGATACTGAAGCATTTTTTGAAGTATTTAAAATAGTTGATGAGACAAAAAACGAGAAAAAGATTGAATAAGTTAAGGTCGAAAACCGACCTATACTGAGCTTTTGTTAAAGAGGAGGGAAAAATGAGAAATGGAGACTATCTCACCGAGTCCAATCGTAGGTTTGAGGATTTTTGCAGGTGTCGAGGGTTTGACTCTCACTATGCCCTGCTTAGACTGATTGATTTCTGGGAGACCTCTCACCACATCTGCATCTTCTGCCAGAGCCCTATCGTTGATGGTGTCTGCATAAAGTGTGGGAGGTCAGATGATTTTGAGTATGAGTTGATGGTGAAAGAGGAACAGAAGAAGAGGCACGAAAATTGGCAGTTCTACTCTAAGGTCTCTGGGATGCAGTTAAGAGTGATGAAGAGGTAGATCATGCCTCAACGTGAATGCCGAGATGGTTGGATCAGGACTTACCTCGAGTATACTAAGCCTCAGCAAAGTCCTACAATATTTCATACTTGGACAGGGATCAGCACAATTGCCTCTGCGATGAGAAGAAGATGCTGGTTAGAGCGAGGTGGTTTTTACATCCTCTATCCTAACCTCTATACAATTCTTGTCTCAGAGTCTGGTGTTGGGATGAAATCCACAGCAATTAAGATTGGAACAAATGCTTTTCTCTCTCAAGCAGTCCCTGATTTAGTGATTATGCGTGGAAAACTTACAATGGGATATCTGGTGGATTGGATGGCTCAGGCTCAAGCTAAAAATCCAGATAAGTTAGCAGAGGTAAGTGTTCACTGTTCAGAGTTCAAAGTTTTCGCTAAAGGTGCATACTCTGATTCTGGTCTTATTGAAGATTTAACTGATCTTTATGATTGTGGAGCATTTGAATATCGAACAAAAAATCAAGGTATCTATGTCATAGAGAAACCCTGTGTGAATATTCTTGCAGCTTCCACTCCAGAATGGCTGACAACAGGATCAGCAGCTGACTTCATTGGAGGAGGATTCTCATCTCGAATCATTCCTGTTGCTATTCTTACAGATGAGAAACAAGTTGGGCATCCAAAAAAGATTTCTTTAAGTGATGATATAGAAAAAAAATTGATAGCAGATTTAAATCGAATCAGTCAGCTTACTGGACCGTTCTTTGAGACTCAAGAGGCAATAGAGTTCTTTGATAAATGGTATTTGGTGAGAGATAAGTATAAGAATCCAGATCAACGACTGAAAGGGTATTATTCTAAGAAGCATACGATGGTGCATAAGGTAGCAATGGCAATCTCAGCAAGCATTAATGATGATATGGTGATTACAGAAGAGCATATTGAGTCCGCTTTAGCACTGTTGGGAAAGATCGAGCTGACAATGCCTTACGCTTATCAGGGGGTAGCATGGGGGGAGAAGGCTAAGTTTCAGGATAAGGTATTAGGGAAGATTAATGAGGTTGGGATGATCCAACATGCTCATCTGCTCTCAGCCTTTCATTACTGTATGACAGGGGACGACCTTAAAGCGATCATCCATACGCTGGTGGATGAGGAAAAGATTGGGTATGACAGGATTGCAACACAGGGAAGGACGAAGGTGATCTATGTTACAGAGGGTTATATAAGGGAACAGTGTAAGAAGGAGGGGGAAGATGTAACGAAGAAGAAATTTTCAGTCTGTTGGCAATCACATCAAGAATGGTTTGAGCAGATTAAGGAGAAGAAGAAAGGAGGAAATGGGAAATGATAAAAAGGGATGAGAGATTATTAAAAGTGAGAAATGAACTTGCTCAGATTCTTATTGATTATGGAGATTTTTTGGTAATTACTTATAAAGAAGGTAGTTTTGAAAAGGCAAGAGAGAAGTATCCAATGTTTGATAAAATGTGGATGGGTGGTTTAATACAAACATTTGAAATTTTATATAAACTCTCTATACTATAAAGGAGGGAAGATGAGCTTAACAATTGAACAATCTGATGAGATTTTAAAGAAAACTTGGCGTATGGGAGGAAAGATGAAATGGAAGATAAAAAGAAAAAAGATACAAACAATGGAGGATTTGTTTCTATTTTTACAGGTGGAATATTTTGATATGATTTTAAGAAAAATTTATATCCCAAAAGTGATAGCGCAACTCTCTAAACCTAATTGGATTGGAGATAAGAAGTGAAAGAGCTTTTTAATCTTGCTATCAATATTATTGGAGCTTTGGTTGCTGCTCTCATCTTTTGGGGGATGGGAGTGGCTTTGTATCAGAGTTGGAAAAGGAGGGGGAATGGAGATCAAAGTCACCGCAGTTGAAAAAGGGATTAAATTAGATTGGTTACCTCTGTCAAAGGTAGATGGAATCTTGACACCAAATGAGGCAAGAGACCTCTCAAATCAGATTGTCTGGTCGCTGTTTGATTGGGTGAAGTTGACAGGGAAGAAGGTAGATAAGCCTGAGTGTCACTAACGAGACCTACTTCTCCTTTTCGATCCTACCTTTCTCCGAGGGACCATCCCATGTTCAACCCCTCTCAGCAAACGCATCTGTGCTGCACCTCTCCCCTTTGTGGTATGTTTTGCTTTAACTCCATGAGGGGAGGTTACACGGTAGCCATCAACTTTGGTCATCTTATAAGGCATCTTTCTACCTCCTTGCCAGTTGTTCGATAAGTGTCTCCAACTGAGACTTCTTCCCTCTCTGAAACCCACCTGTTAGAGCTCTTTGAGACGGTGCTTGGACTCTGGTTGATGTGTCTAAAGAAGGAGCGGAGGGGAGAGAGGGTGCTTGACTGCCCATCGCCTGTGTCCCTAACATCGTTCCAAGTTTCTCCCAGGTAGAAGTGACTGGGAGAGTTGCTACCTGTAAGAGCTTCCCAGAGACAGGGCTTTTTATGGTTGCAACGTTTGGGATATTCTTTGCAAGATCCAACCCTAAACTTGATCCAATCCCTTTTGCGATCCCTCCACCAAGACCTTGTAACCCTGTTAAGACAGCTTGAAAAAATGGTAACATTTTACACCTCCATTATATTCCATGAGATGCAATTCATCAGCCCACCCTCAAATGAAAGATGGGAGCAATCAATTGCAACAATATTGTAATGTGGATAGAGAAATTTCATCTTCCTCACTACATCAAAGTCTTTTTTGATTCCCATCGTAGGAAGAAGGATTACCCCTCTTACCAATAAGAAATTGATATAATACCCAAATCCTGGGTTGAAATCGTCAGCGAAAGGATATTGCTTACGAAACTCTTTCTCTGACATATTCCAATCCCAGTCACCATAGGCAAAGGGAAGAGTCTCAATTTCAAACCCCTTCTTAGAGAGAAGCTTTCTAAGTTTCTCATCATACTCAATGAACTTCTTGTCCTTTTCAAAGATGCTTGAATAGTCATTGATGAGGATGGTCTTCTCATCCATAAACTTAACAATCCCATCTGAGTGACCAAGATTGTCTCCAGGTTCGATTGGGAGGAGGATTATCTCTGAGTCAAGAAGGGATGAAAGTTTGTGAATAATTGCACGAGGTTTCACCCTTACGTTATCTCTAAGCACTTTCTCTGTGATGAAGGTCTTTCCAAATCCTCTTACAACGTTACCACCATCTAAGATAATTGGTGAGATAATAGAGGGAACAGCAAATCCATCCCAACAAGATATCTTTGGGGGCTTTCGATGTTCAAAGTTGGAATCGGCATAGATGAATTTCACAAAGTGGTCACCCACCTGAATTGGCAGATAATCTCGACACCAAATGTTTTCTATTCCTTTGATCAGTTTAACCTTAATCCCATTTGATTCAAGGTTAGTCTTTGCTGGGAGAAACACCTCTGGATAGCGAGAGGGGAGGGTCTCAGCAAAATAAACGATGGTGGTTAACCTATCGTCAAATTCCATTTATTCTTACCAACCTATCCTTTCCTGCTTCAACATGATAGAGAAGGCAGTTATTAAGGAGAGATTCAAATTGCAGTTTAGGGTTGATAAAGGGGATAATAAGGTCAACCTGACTTCCCATCCTGACCACACTAAACCTTTCTCCCTGTGTGTAATAATCATCAGAGTCTCCAAAGTGAGCGATGACATCCACCTCGAAGTCAGCGATTTGTAAGATGTAATAAGGTTGTTTGAGATTGGGGGCATAGATACGATTCTTAACTCTCTCATTGAAGAGCATATACTCCATGTGCGAATAATCAAGATTGAGCCTCTTTAGGATATCCTTTTCAACCTCCCTCATTGAGAGGTTAGCTACCTTTAAAGGAGGGAGTTTTGTGTGTTTGATGAAGCCATTAGTAGGGATGCGATTGATGTGAACGTCAAGAGCGGTCATGAAGATGCCAATGATCAAACATGGGTACTTCATGGTCTCTTGCATGAGGGTTTCAATAGTATAATTCATCCCTTTAACTTCGATCATGTTCTCTTTAGGGTGAACAACCTTAGCATAGACGATTACACCATCTGCAGGGGAGAGGAAGGTAGACTGGTCATGGTAGATTGATCGGTTGGGATCACGATTGAAATCAACCTCGTAGAGTTTGAGAGGGAGCTCTCTCTTAATTTGCTGTGTTTCAGATTGTTGGAGAAAGTCTTGTAAAGGTAGCATATCAATCAAAAAAGTTCGTATAGTTAAGGTGAAATATACAACAGCTTAAAGCTGCACCAGATTTATACATCTCTGATAGGTTGATAAAGATCAACTCCAACCCAGCAGCTCTACAAATCTGTTCTAATTTCTCATCCTTATCCTTCTCAAATGGGTATTCCTCATCAGATAGTTTCATCTCTTTGATCCCTGTAGCTGAATACACAATGGAGCCAACTCTCAGATTATTTGTAATGGAGAATTGAGCCTGCTTCTTAGTCACAGGGATAAGCTCAGCAATCTGTTCCATCTCCCTTAACTGTGGATCTTTCACCAGATTTTCATTAAAGATGATCTTTGTATTAGAAAGGGGGAAGATGTTACAGTCAAGATGGTAGGTGAGGGGGTCGGTCTCTTCAATCTTGATAATTCTTGCACCAAAGTTAGCTTCGATCCATTCTAAAGCTTTGAGATGTGTCCTAATCCCATACCCTCCAATGTAGATGTTGTCTCTCACCCACTTTAACTCTGCCTCTCCTTCAAAGAAGAAAGGAGGCTTGAAGGTTGCATATCCCATCTTTGAGATAAACCAAGCTAACTCATCTTCCTCCCCAGGTCGTCCTTCAGCTTTGAAATTTGCAAGGATGACAGTCTTTTCAAGATGCGGGAGACACATCCCTGCATTTGTGATGTAAACTTGGTCTTGCAAACCATTCTTCGGTGGGAGGAGATAAACCATAGCATCCTGACTGAATAAGCTATACATAAGGTGAAATTGAGAGACAGCTTTATCACGGTTGACCTGCCTCTCCTCTGGAGACATCTTCTTCATCCAACGGTTGTTGATGATCTCCGTTGAGAGAAAGGTTGGAGGACAGAGAAGGAGTTCAAGATGGGAGTCAGCAGGGTAGATCATTGTACAGCTGGTACCCCTTTCAACTTACTTGCCATCTGTCTTACCTGTCCAAAATCCTGTTCACTAAATTGAACTCCCATCTGTCTCATCCTTTGCATATATTGACGAGAAAGATCCTCCCTCCCCCCTGCCATTGCATTTGCCATCAATGTCATATACTTTCGTCTGGTTGATTCAAGAGGTCCTCGCATGAACATTGCTTCAGCAAGAGATCTCTGTCCAATCACCCTTCCTTTAGGCATAGTCTTGGTTGGTTCTGTGGTCACAGTTGGAAATCCCAACCCTTTAACTGCTCTAACAATAGGAGGTCCAGCATAAGATTCACCAAATCGTCTGAGATGCTCTTTCCCTTCCTCAGGCTTTCTCATCCAATCAAAGAGAAGTTTTGCAACAGGGCCAATGGAAGGGCCAAACATCTGAGTGACGTCACCTGGGATATTAAAGGGTTCAAGGGATTGGTCAAGATTGAGTGGAGGGGAGAACCCTGCTCTTTCAGTAAGGGTCTCAACAGGATTAAACTCTCCAATATCGATCCCAGCGTTTCTGAGTAAGCCTTTCCGTGTCCCCTCCCAGAGTCCAAATGGGATGGCAGCGGTTCCAGAGAGTGCTCCAAGTGATCCTAAGGCTCTGGCGAAACCAGTGTAATTCCCTTCTCTCCAAAGTTGGGTGAGGAAGTTGATGTAGTTTGAGGTGAAGGTACGGAATTGAAAAAGCAACCGACCAGCTGGAGACTTACTCATGATCAAAGGCATCCCAGCCTTACTGTAAAGGAATTGGGTACGGTTGACAAGTTTGATTGCATGATCCACCACTTCTTGCCCTTGCAATCCCATCTCTGCTGCTTGTCTCTTTCCAGCAGCGTAGGTTACAACTCTGTTTAATTCCTCAGAGATGGAAGCTGGCCAACTTATAACCTTCTCAGTTTTCCACAACCAACTCTCTCTTGGGGCTCTCCCAAGAGCTTCAGCCAATCCCTTTCTTAGTTGCATCTCAAAGATAACACCCACATCCTTTGCTTCCTGCCAAAGTTTAGGGTTGGTAATATCTTTCCCGTAAGCAAGGAGAAGATTCTTTGCTCCCACCATTGGGTAGAGGGTAAGAATGGGCTGAGTTGCATTCACAAATGGAAAGCGGAACCAACTTAGACCAATCTTTGAGAGGTATTGAAAACGGGTAGCAAAGTCAACTCCCTTAGCGATGTTACGGTAGCCAGATTCAGGATCGGGGAAAAGTTGAGCGAGGGACTCATTGAAGAAGATTCTACTCTTAGATGCAAGGGCACCTCTCTGAGCAGTGACGTAATCAAAGGCATACTGTCGAAGAGCAGCATTGGGTTCGGCTTTGACAAGCTCATTAGCGATTGGCATGTAACGATCAAGCATGATCTTCCTAACTGCCTTATCAACGTATTCGTGCATGACATCCTGGTAGTCTTTGCGATAGCCCCACATCTCTTGAGTCTGCCGTGCTTCATCAAAAGGGCCAAAGAATCCTCCTTTTGGGAGTTGTTTGAAACGAACAGCATTGAGGGAGGTGTCGATGTTGGAGTATTTATCTAAACTCTTTTTCATTTCTGCTACATGTGCTTTATAATTGAAGAAGTTTGGATCTTCAACAGGGACACCTTTGAGCATTGACTCTGTGCGGTTGATCTCATCAGTTAGGAAGTTGGTATAGGATTTCACAGGGAAGTGAGTAAAGTGGCCTGAGACATAGCCAATCTCAGGTTTGACCATAGTAGTAGGATCAGCAATGAGATCATACTTTTTAAGAATCCCTTCATAGGTCTTGGGATCTTTCAGCTTATTATACTCCAACCAGATTGGATCTTCAATGCTTCTCAGATGATCAGCCGCAGCCCTAAACATCTGCTTTGGGATTTGAGCAACTTCTTGAGCATTTGGGAGACGTTTGTTGTAGTTGTAGAACTCGAGAGTGGAAAGGAACTGATTGGCAGTTTCTTCATTGTTAATTCCATAGGTCTTTACGATTCGATCTACCTCCCCAGTGAATTTTCGTCTAAGAAGATTAGCTGCTCTTTCCTCATCAACAGTGAGAGCAAAAAGCTTTTTCGTGATTGGAGATTTGGAAAGGATCTGCTCAGGGTGAATCATACTAATCACCCCTGGAGCCATCTCAATAGCTTTTCCAACACGACCAGCGAGTCTGAAAGGGTATGCAAGCCATGAAAGAGGAGGCATTTATATTCCTCCACCTTGCTTTAACATCCACTCAGCAAGAGCTTTTGGATCGTTGAGGTTGATTCCTCCAGCTACACCAGCAGATTCAACACCAACAGGAGGTGGGATTCTTGGCCCAGGTGGGGGTGGAGGAGTTACAGGAGGTTGAGGAACTCGATTGAAGATTCGTCTCTCAATCTCAGAAAGGGTTGAGGGAGAAAGAGGAGGCTTCTCTGTAAGGATTGCTTTTGAAAGGATGTCATCAGGGTGTCTCGCAACAAATTCAGAGACAACCTTTGCTTCCTCTTTGGCATAGTTTGGGATGAGACGAACCATCGCTTTGTTATAGGGACCTCGTGGAGTTGGGGTTGGAGTTTTAGGCATAGGAGCTGAAATAGGTTCTCTTCCTCCTCGTAGTTCTCTTATCCTTCCTTTAAGAGCCTCTCTCTTTGCTGCTTCCTCACCCATTACTCTTGCATTGAAAGCTTCAGCAGTCTCCTCACCAGCCTTTGCAATTCCTGGAGGTCTAATCCTTTCTCCTATTCTTCCAATTCCTTTTACTGTTTTCTCTCCAAGTTTATATCCAACCTTCCCTAATCCCCAGAGAAATGGGTCTGACCAAAGAGATGATCCTGGAACCTTTTCAATCTCTTCTGGGAGTTCTGTTGCTTTTCTCCTTCCAATAAAATAGTCACGGATCTGTGCTGGCATCCTTGAGAGTCTCTGTGGGATTGTCCCTTCACCAGTTCCAACCTCTTTTATCCCTCCCCAGAGAATCTCCTTTGGAACTCCCCATCCTCTCTCCCAAGATGTTCCCATCCTTTCTTTAAACTCAGGCCAGGGTGGGAAGAATGCACCTTCTTCTGCAGGTGGTTGAGGAAGATCAGAATAAGCTTCCTTAATTAACTGTTGGAAAAGTTTCTCATCTCGAGGATTTCCAGAAGCAATCATTCTCTTTCTCACCCATCCTTCTCGAAATTCTGCTTGTTCTTCTGGTGAGAATCCTTTCCAATCAGGATCATTACGAATAGGATCAAAGGTATTTGGAAGTCCTGGCATTTTAGTTCTCCTTAATCCATTAAGCCCCATTTCTGACCAAAGGCTTTCTTTTTATCTATTATTGGTGGAACCCCACCTGGAGCCCCCCCTTCCCCTCCTCCCATTTGTTTAAATCTTTCCTGGAAGGCTCTTCCATCATTTGCCAACCAATCATCAAAATCCAGAGGGATCGTTACCTCATTACGAAGGTAGGTCTCACCCATCATCTGAGCCTTTACCGCTTTATCTAATTCTAAACGATTCTGCGAGATTGCAGCACGTCTATCCTCAGCAAAAGCTTTTTGAGCAAGGGATAAGAGATCCTGTTGGGTCTTTGCTTGCCGAGCAAGATCAGCATTCTTTGAGATGCGAGTTTCTTGCCTCCTTCTAAGTTCAATCTGCCCCTCCATATAGGCTTTTTTAACCTTACCTTCTTCAGTTAATCTCTTTTCTCTTTCCCTTTGGATATAAGCAGCTTCTCCTTTTGCGGTGATCCCAGCTTCAATCTGTTGCTTTTTAAGTTGTCTGTCTTGAAGGTAATCCTCATAAGGTGCTCTTAATTCACCAAGGGCATTAAGGGCTTCCTCATGAGACTTTCCTTGCTGCTTTGCTTGGGTATATAGCCTTGAGGCAGACAGAACCATTTTTAACTGAGAAGGTTGTTCCTTTAAGAGATCCCTTATATCCTCATCAGTCAACCCAAATGATTTTAACTCTTTCACCTTTGATGGAGGCATCAAAGGAGGAAGTTCCTCTCTGGGGAAGGTGAAAGGTTCAATCTTTGGGATATAAACACCTTTCACATCTCTCTTCCCAAACATACCTGTCATTGGTCTGGTGATCTCTTGAGCACCTGTTGGAAGAGGAAGGATAGGCTCCTCACCAGCACCAAACATTCCCCTAATCCAAGGAGCTTTATAAACACCATAAGCCTGGAAGAATCGATTGTAGAAATCTTTCTTCTCAGTCTCAGGAAGTTTCGAGACCATTGGTTGAAGTTCAGCAAGTTTAGCCAGAGCCTCTTGCTCCTGTCTCTGCTTCCTTGTCCCTTTTGGTTCGATAGCTTCAATCAGGGACTTAGTAAGAAAGGGACCAATATCAAGACCTGTATCAATTTGAAAGGTTGAACCGCTACTTCGTCTGGGCATGTTTAATCCTCCCCATCACCTTCCATAAGGTTGGCCAAAACTGTTTTGCAACCCACCCCCTAATGGTGAATGATCTCTCCCCATACCACCATTTTGCGTATTCAGTTAGGGGTTGAGTCATTAGCTTTCTTACTATTTCTTTGAGAAGGATAGACTTCTGCATTAGAGGTACAAGTAACCTTGCCATCCATCTATAACCTGGATCAACCAGTGTCCCAAGATAATGCTCATCTCGATATCGTCTGACAATTCGAGTAAGCTCTCCCTCTCCTGCAATGAAGATGAAACAGCATCCAACCGAAGTCCCCCCACCTCCACTTGTCTCTGTTCCACTTGCAACAGTAGGGGCTGCTGTGGTGTAAGCTTGAAGTGCCTCCGCCGCTTGTTGCCAGATTGCTTGGGGGATCTTTGCCATCGCACCAACTGCTGTCCCACCCAACCCTGAGATCGCTTTCGCTTTAGCTGGGGCTGTCATCCCTTTTGTTCCTGAGATAGCTTGTCTCTGCTGGGCAGTCTCTCTCATCGCAGCTTCACCTGTTGTCTGTTGAAGCATCCTTGCAATAGGGGAGTTAAGGTTGCCAGAATAGATATCCTGAATTGAAGAGAGAAATTTCCCAGCAGCCTCCTGCTGCCCTGGGAGCCAGGTTTCACGAAAGACTGGGGTACTCTTTGTTTTCTTGGTATGGCCGAAGCTCATTTTGATTCCTCCTTTTTCTCCTTCTCTAACTGTTTAGACATAAGGACTCTCTCAGTCTTAAATCCATATTTCTCAAAGACACGAGGGTCGGGTCTGCTAAGACCAAAGAGTTTCTTAACATTTCTCTCTCTCATCTCCTTTTCAAGAAAATCAAGGAGCAATGGAGTAACAGCTTGTAAAGGAGAGAAAAGCTGAGAGATGTAAAATTCTCTCTGGTTTAATAAACTCCCACAAATATAGCCAACGATTCTTCCTTCATCCTTCCCAATAATCACGAAGATATTTGGATTGGTGAAGGAGGCTGTAACCTCATTCAACTGTTGCCAGTAAGGGACTTTGGCTCTCTCTGAGAATACCCTTATAAGGGGGATGAGATGTTCGAAGTCCTGATCGGATTCTAAATAGGTGATCTCTTGCATCTTATTATGCTGTCATTGCGCCAGTTCGACCAGCTTCATAGGAGGAAGTTGTACAGCTGGAACCTTTCCAGTTTCATCTAAAGTTGCATGTTTTGGCATTATGGTTTCACCGTTCCTAAATCTGTTGTAACTAAAGACCCTATATCATCTATTGTTACTCTCCAATAGTGTGGGGTTCCTTGGGTATCCTTTAATACTAATCCTTTTGCTGCAAGGTCAATGATGAGATCATCAGTAGTATCAACTCCCTTTGTTGTTCGACTTGAAGCATTAAGACCAGCATATCCACTTACTGCATCCTTCTCTGATTCCTTTTGATACTGAGTATGGTCATCATCCAATAAGCCATCTAAGGCCAATCCATGATCAATCTTTCCTGCCTCGGCTCCTGTAGTCTGATGAGTATGGTCTGCACTCTCAAGGCGATATTGGGTGTGGTCATCATCAAGTAATCCTGTAAGAGCTCCATGATCAGTTCCTGTCCCTGCAGTCCCTAATGTACCAGTGACTAAGGTTGACTTAGCTGACTCGTTTCCACTTTGATCAACAGAGGTAATCCAGAACCAATAAGCAGTCCCAGCAGTGATAGTGATGGAAGCATCCTCAGAGGCCTCTCCCTGATTAACGATGATCCTCGTTGTGTTGTAACCTGCTCTCTTGATAATCTTGGCAGAGGCAGGGGTGTTTGATGTATAAACATAGATATTATATCCCTCAACTCCAAGCCCTGATGCTGATGCTGTCCATCCTACAACGAAGAAGTTTGGGGTGGCGACGAGGATGGTTTGGCCAGCTGGGGCGGAGGGGGCAGTGGTGTCCTTAGCGGTGGTAATGGTTGCAGCGGTGCTAAAAGCCCCCCACTTTCCAAAGACATTTTTTGCTCTTACCTGTATGGTATAGAGGGTATTTGCTTTTAAGATTTCAATAATTCGAGTTCCCACTTAGGATGTTAATTCTCCTGTTGTTTTTAATCTTTTTTGAACTACTCCCATACCACTTTTATTAATACCAATATAAAGATAATCACCTAATTGAGTTATTCCACACCAAGCAGAATATCCAGATAAGGCAGTTTTCTTCCATATCAGGTTTCCACTTAAATCAATCCCCAATACAGTAGAACTGGATTCATAACTGAGTGCATAAACTCCATTATCATCTTTAATGCAATTATAATATGTAATGTTTGTTAATGCATCAGTATATTTCCAAGTCTGAGTCCAAGTTAAAGTGTCTATCTTATGGATAGATGGATTCCACAAGCCAGCGTGATAGTAATAGCCACAAAGATATAAATCTGATCCTGAAATAACTCCTCTTGCAAAGTTACCTGGCTCAAAATTGTAAAGCCTGTCTGTTTCTGCTCCAGTACTCTTGGTAATATCTTCAATTGTCTTATAGCCTTTTGTAAGATAAACCTTGTTGACATTACAAATTATTCCAATACCACCTAAGGTCGTTGGTCCAAGTCTCCAAACCTCAGAACCATCAGTGATAGCCACTCTAACTCTTTCAATTGCAGTTCCTGTATAACTCTCTTTTACCCCATAAACATCAGTAGTATCTATATCTATATCCCTCATCTCACAGTTATACGCTTGAAGAGGAAATTTATACTCCCAAACAAGAGACAAGTCACTAATATTTAATTTTTGAATAACTGCTCTGTAATAATTTTCAGATGAATAAATGATAGTACCTGCTACATAAACGAACTGCCCATTTACACAAACTGCAATCCAGTATCCCTTAGAATCAGCTACTGGTTCATACGTTGCTGTTGTAATGTTATCCCCAGAGAGTGAAATTTTAGAAATTGCTGCCTTATAATAACTTCCATAAGATTGAGCTCCAACAGCATATAAGTTACTTGCATCAAGAGTCAGATCCAATATAGTATGCTGGATTGTAGGAAAAGGTGCACCTGGATAGCAAAGTAGCCCTTTGTATGTTGATCGTTTGGTTGTACCTCCTGTATAACAGGCAAAACTTTTAACTGGCATTTTATTCTGTCCAGGTCACCTCATAAAGATCAACCAACTCACTCGTTGCATTATCAGTCCAATCAACTCGGACTCTTGCCATCTGCTCACCAGTTATAGGATCAACGAACATTGTAAGATTGGTCAAGACTACTCCAGTAACCTGTGAAGGGACTGGAGCAGCAGCACTTGTCACTATGATGGTGTAAGACCATTCTGATTTTACCAGCGAAGGCCCAATCGCTAACACCCCTAACTCATACTCTGTTACAAAATAGAGATTGGGGATTTTGGTCTCATTCTCAACACTAAACCAGGTTGACCATTTATAGGTGCCACGTTTTCGATATCTCCAGACGTAGAGGAGAGCATCTTTAATAAGAAGGCAATGAAGGTAGATGAAAGCATAGTTAAGCTCAGCCCCTGTTGAAGAAGAATCGATGTGAGGGCGATCTAAAACTGTTCCCCCACTCACCCATTTTTGGAGACTTCCAATCTTGTTATAGATATCCTCAAAGAGAGCATTGACGGTTGCTTCAGCAGGTTTATCAGGGATTATGACTTTAAGGATGGGTTTCATAGAGGTATACCGATCGTCCTTGCATATTCAAACAGCGACCTGAATGCCCATCTTGTTGTTGCAAATATCCGCAAACCAAGAAATGTTCCTGCATATCCTAATTCTGGAACAGAAATATCATCTCCAAACCTCTTATGTTCAGTAGAATCAATGGTAAGAGTCATATCTTTTGTTGAATCTACTGTATCAAGATAAGGTTCAACAGTAAGAGTTACACTTGTCGAAGTTAATTTCTTTGCAAAGAGAAAGAATTTTGCATAATCTTTTCTAATCTCTGGCGATCCAAAGTCCCAATCTGAAGTTTGAATCCCATTGGTGATGGCTGCTCCAGCATCATCATCCCCTGAGAAACAATTATAAACAAATCCAGTGGTTGCATGACCAAGATGTAAGGTGTTAATTCCTGCAAGTTTTGCTGAGTACCCACATCTCGCTGGCCACCCAGAGATGACAATCCAAATCTGCTTTGGGATGTAGTAGGCAAGGATGAGAGTTGGAGACGTATCCCCTGTCTGTGGAATACCAACCAAAAGAAAATTATCATGGCATAGCATCCAACAGGTTTGGATGCAGGCATCAGGGATAAGATCGAGATAGTTTTGCACAGATGAGAGACGATTGGGAGAAACCTCTCCAATGTTCTCAAAGAATGATCCATTGAAGCTAATCACCCTCTTTGCACCATCCAGAAAGTAAAATTCATTCTCTCCTACAGTAACAGCAAGAGGTCCAACTCCTCCATAGATACGAGAGAGGTTTCGAGGAGGGGTGGTAAGATCATTTGGATCAAACTTCCAAAGTGAGCTTGATTTACCAACAAAGATGAAGTCCAAAGCTGAGATGATCCAATTAATCTTTCCTCCAAAGTTTGCTTCAATCTCAAAGAAGTTATCGTGATCAAAGATATCAACACTTAATTCTTCTGAGATCATCACCCCACAGGGATAGGCAGTTCCATCAGGAGAGGTAAGATTTGCAATTATTACGGTCTTATCATGGATGGTAAGACATTTTGGGATGTAAGGTTGTCCCTCGATGATGTCTTGGAGATCTCCAAGATTGGCATCTGCGGTGTTATCGGTGTAGGTGGTGGTGGTTCGATCATAGAGGGTGGTAAGTAGTCTCCACTCAGCAGATGTCCCTCCCAGCCTGTAAATCTTCTTGCTTGCAATCCGAGCAGAACCAGGGACAGGGATATTTGTCAGAGTAACTTTCTCTAAAACCACAATAACAGCATCAGAGATCACAGAAGGATCACTCTCCCATCCATCATTTGTAACAAAGGTAACTCGGTAGTAGTATGTTCCAGATGGAAGTCCAGCCACTGTTGAATCTGCTGTAGTAGGGCCAGCTTTCTCCAACCTAAGATAGTCAACAATGATTTGAGCTTGAACTGCTGCAGCAGCATCAATGGAAATCTTCACACCTGTAATTGCGTTCCAGTTTGGAGCACCAACTGTTGTAAAAGCACTTTTTCTAATCTTAAACTCAAATGCAACATCAGGAGCAGAGGTTGCGGTCCATTCAGTCAAACTTGAGAGAATAATTCGATAGCAGGTGGTACTTCCACCATCACCAATCTCTAAGGTACAGGAATCAAAGTTAGCATAAACACCTCGGATTAGAAAGAGACTGATATAATCATTGGTGCCAGAGGTTGAACCATCATCAAAGGTAGTAAGATTCTTTGATGCAAATGTTTTCACTGCTGTCATTACCAAACCAGCAGTTGTTAGGAAGGTGATGCATTGAGTCCCATAAACAAAGTTGACGGCGTTAGCAGTAGCAGTACCATTTACAAGAGCCCAATCTGAGACTAACTCAAAATCTTCAATCAGTTTATATTCTTTTGGAGAATCGATTCCAGCAGCGTAGGTTGTCTCTCCATACTTATACACTCTCATCTTATTAACTTGATCTATGATTAAAGCTTTGTCATCAAATTGAGCAATGGAGCAGAGCGTATTAGCGGAGAGTCCACTGTATCGCTCGGTGAGGGTTCCACCATTTCCAGAGTAAAGTTTCCCATAGGAGACAACGAGATCAAGGTCGATTGTTGTAGTTGGAGCATAATAACCCATCCCAAAGATGCCAGCTGAGTCAGTCAACATTCTTATCCAGGTTATACCTGATCCATTTGAGGTAAAGGTGACAGCACCACCTCCGAGGGTGAGAGAAACCTGAAAAGTATTAGTTGCTGAAGAAATTATATAATAGAGGGTAGTTGAGGCTATCCCAGCAGGAAGGGTTGTTGCTGCAAGGTAGATTCTATCCCCATCATTCAATCCATGAGAGGCTGAGGTAAAGACATCGGTGGTGTGATCAGCGGTGCAAGAGATTCCCGTTCGATAATGAGCCCACCCTGTACGGGTCTCAAGAGAGGTCTTCTCTGGGAGCATATTTTGGATGAGCTTGACAACCCCATCAGGGAGAAGAGTAGAATCGTCATAGGAGTTCATGCCAAGGATCTGTTTAGTCTTGCGAGGTTCAACTTTGGGGGCCACCTTCACCTCCTGCACCACCCATCTTTAATCCCAATCCCGAACTGTACTCTGTAAGAAAAGCCATTGCTAAGGCTTGATCTTTTGCTTTCATCCCACACTTAAAACATCCATAAGAAACAAGATACTGATGTTTATTCCAAGAGAAATTTGGGGTGTCGGTGTCAACGTAGAGACCTTCATCTAAGGCTGAATAGATTAGGGTGTAGGTCCCAGCTCCTCCACCTGCAGTGGTTGGAGTGTCATAGAGATTGAGGGTGAAAAGGGTAGAGAATAACTCTCGGCATTTCCAATACACTGTACCATCTACTGGTTGGGTACTCCCTACAACAGTTGTCCAGACTGGTTCGGTTGAGGCATGAGATGTCCCTGCAGTTACACATTCATAAGAATACCCATTAGTGGTGATAGGGACACAGTACGTTTTGGCAATACTGCAAGTTGCAGGGAATATAACATAGGCAGTTGCTTTAACCCAGATTGGCAGGGTGGCTGCTGCTTGAGTCATATAATAATTTAGAGGTAAACCTGTAATCTTATAAGTTCCTCCAACCTGAAAAGTTTCAATGGGATCAAGTGGGATTCCATTAAGATTGAGGATAGTTTTCATTGAGAGAAATTCAAGAGGAAGGGTATAGGTAGCAATGGTGGTTGCAACCGTGATGGAAAGAGTCTTCTCATAAACCCCTGCCTCAATGCACATATGCTTGATGCCATCGTTGATAAATCTATTAATGTCAGCGTCAGAGAAATAAGATGAGGCAGCGGTAGTCTCTGCAAGGATTCGTCTGATTTCAGTTCTGATCTCTAAAAGGTTCATCGGTATCCTTTAGGTCGAAAGGTGACCTTTACTCAATGTCATGGCTCAATGCAAAATTATCATCACCTGGGAAAGCTGATTCTCCCATACTATCCTTAACTCGATCAGGATGCTCCCCCAGTTGATAGTCGTCATCCTCATAATCAGCTAACATCCCTTTATAAAATTCAGCTTGTATTCCAAGCTTCTCTTCCCATCCCTGTTTGGGTTCTTTAAGTTCTTTCAATCTATAACAGGTAAGAAGGGTATGCGCTTCAATAAGATCCTCTGGTAACTTTGCAGCGTCACTATCACCAAGGGTAACAAATCCAAGTTTCCCATACACCCTTAATGGAACAACCTGAGTTGGGATGGGATAAATTTCAATCTGAGTCACACCAGTTGAGGACATTGGAGCTAAAGCCCAAGCAATTGGGGAGGAGGCGGTAGAGGTGCGACCAGGATCAAGCTTATTGAAGTAATCCTGAGACTTCTTCTTTAGAGGGATTTGATAGACAACATCCCAGATCTGTTTAAAGGTGGAGTCAAGGGTGTAGATAATCTTAAAGATAGAGTAGGTCTCTAAGGTCTGAATCCATCTTACTGCTGTTCCATCTGTGGTGAAGGTGACTGCGGCCCCACCAGATGTTAGGGAGACTTGGAAAGTATCAGTCGTTGCTGAAATAACATAATATAAGATTGAAGAACTCAACCCTGTTGGGAGAGTAGTCGCTAAAATATAAACTCGATCTGTATTTACCAATCCATGAGCAACAGAAGTAAAGGTCTCATCATCTGCTTCTGCTGTACAATCTGTCCCAGCAGGAATTGCCTCTCCTGTCCAATCTTTGAGAGTGATTGAGGTTGCACTTGTATAGCT